AAGTTTATACATGTATTCGAATTTAAAAGAAGGGGAAGATAGCAAAATCAATTTATTGTTTGGCCAAGCAAACCTCTCTTCTTCTGTCATTTTACCTTGAGCAATAAGCCTTGTTTCAAGATCCCTAAGTTCTTTTCTTTCTGTTGGATTTTCAATAACACCCAAGAACGGCATGATAACTTCGTTAAAGATCTTCTCTGGCATTGTTAAAAACTCATCAATAACAATTCTATTAAATCTAAAACCACGAAGCCTTTCTCCGTTAGCGAGAGGTAGAGCAATTGCCCTGCTTCTTCCAATTTTTAAAGTCCACTGATCGGTTCCCTTTTGGATCAAGTTTTTTGAACAGATACAGTCCATTGCTAATTTTGAAGCAGGTTTTGCAAGAATGTCTTCGATTTTGGTAAAAATCATTTTAGACTGTCTAAAGGTTCCAGCCAAAACTCCAATGTTACATCCTTGATTAAACATCAACTCTAAAATCAAATAAATGGCAGTTGAAAATGTTTTAGACATACCACGCGCTAAAACGTGCATCGTATAATCTGAAACAAATAGAGCTTTAATTAAAATAGCTTGAAAAGGAAAAAGCTTAATCCCAAGAAAGAACTCTGTTGCAAACGTTATATTGTTTCTCAAAAAACGATACAGCAATACAGAAGCCTCGTCCTGCTCAAGCCATCCTTCTGTTTCTAAAATTTCTGAATTAACAACACCTGCTGAATAATCCAATCTTTTTCCTTGTTTACCTTTGTCCCACATATTTTTTATCTAAGTAAAATTGTAAATCGCACCTATGCATTTGTTTTCCAAAATAAAGAATTCTTTGAGTTATATCCTTTGCATCTTCTTTGTCTTTACAGAATACAAATTGTATTGTCTCTGGATAAGTTAAACAAAGTTTTCTAACATTAGAAAAAGCAAAAGACAAATTGGTTTGATACTTGAATTGAAGATTTTGACGAATAATTTCTGCAAAAGTTCCTTCGACAACAACAAACAGAAAGCTGTTAAAACTCTTTGTTCTTTCAACCTCCTTTTTAAATCTTTCAAAACCAATCCCAAAGGTTCCTTTAAAATCATTTATAGACTTTCTATCTATAAAGGTAGAACTATAAAAATCTCCACCAGCACAATAATCTCCACAATCAAGCTTGTTTATTAATTGGTTTTTAAAATCAAAAGGCTTTTGTTCGCGAGTATCTACATGAATCTCTATTTTATCTAATTCTTCTTTAGAAACTTCCCAAAAACCTTCTGGCAGAGTTTGGTTATAAAAGTATTCAACTTTTAATTCCTTTGCTAGATTTTCTGCTGATTGAAAGAATCTTTCACAAGTAATTAGTCCAGCCCTTTTCTTGGTAATGAAATAATTTTGAGAAGGCAAGAAGGAAAACTTATATCTTGCTTTGTCAGCCTTCAGTTCATGAAGAATAACTTCCTTACCTTCTTTTGTTGAGCATCCTTTTAAGAACTTATTTCTATTGACTAATGAATTAAAACATTCTCCCTTATATTGTTGGGGATTATTGAAATTAATTAAAGAACCATCAAGCCTATCTCTATTTGGAAAATTTCTTTGGTAATACGCAGCAATTCCTCCATGTTTATTCACATGGATATGTAAGCCAGCTTCTTTTGTAAAAGACGCTCCACATTCTGCGCATTTATAATTCATAGAATTTCATACCTACTAATACCAAAGACTCTACCCTTTAATTCATCAACAGATTCAAGCCTATCTATTTCTTCAGCAATGAGTTTGTTTTGCATTTCGGCCATCATTACCATTTTCTTCCTGTCTTCGTAACTTTGAAAGACTTCAACAATGGAAAGGAAATTGATAGTAGCGTCTCCCTTCTTTTCTAATCTTTTGGCCCTATCTCCGTTTAGTTTATTAATCAAGGAGTCGATTCTTTTCTCACACTTGTCTAGTTCATCAGATGTTGCCTTGAGATGCTCTGTTAATCTCATGGTAAGATCTTCTGCTGAAAGTTCTTCACTCTCAAGCATGTTATTAAATTGATCTAATCTCTTTTGGATTTTTGCTTTTCTTACATAATTTGAGCAAACCATCATGTAAAGATTCAACTCATCTGTGGTTAAATCATCTTTACTCCAAACAGAACGAACAAATTCTGATTCAAATAACTCCCTATCTCCTTGAGTTTTATAAGAATTAATTTCAGAATCAAGCTTATAGCTTCTATAATATTTAAGAAGAGATTCTATGCATTTTTTTGTTTTCATAGTAATCTGCTTGGGATCTTCTGGAATATTTTCACCCGTCCATTTATTAATCCTTCTTATTGCAGAAAGCATAGATTTTGGGCTATGCCATTTTGTATCAACAGATAGTTCTGTTTCATCTACAATATCATTCCTATTCTTATAAAGGAATTCTTGAACGGCCCTATGTTCTGCCGATAAAGGTTTTATCTGATCATCATTTAAAACAAGCTTTGCTATCTCAAAAGCCGTCATAGATGAGTTGATTCTATCCCCCATCATGAACTGAAGTTGCTGATCAGTAAAATTAACAAACTTCTTTTTTTCACTCTTTGTTGTATTATACTGTCTACCTTGTTCAGCAAGGAAAGATCTTATAGCCCTTCCTTCTTTACTTCTTCCATCCAAAGCATCATCATCAAAAACAATTTGTGTTATAATATTAAGATCTGGCGTAATCTTAAATTGATCCAAAATTTTTTGTTTCTGTTCCTGAGATAGTTTCATTGAATTATATCGTTTTCCATGATGATCTTTTTGGCCATTTCATAGAATTTCTTTTTGATATTATTAATTTGTTTATAACGGCTGGATTTGCGTTCTGAAGTTGGATCTTTTTTAAACTTCATCTTCTTTGCTACATATTCTTCGTCAAAACCTTCAATATATAAAAGCTTATACACTTCTCTATGTCTATCGTTAGATAACTCATCAAGCATCTTTGCGTGAATCTCTTCAATCTTTACCTCATAGTCGAGAAAGCTACCTTCTTTTAAATAATTAATAAAATCATTATCATCAATGCTAACTGGAATTTTTACATCATAAGCATTCTTCTTTCCCTTCAACCATTTCAAATATAATTTACAAGAAGAGTCTTGTTTTGAAGATTTGTTTTTTGAACAACCTTCTCCACCAATGTTAAATTCACACTTCAAACAGGGCTTGGCAAAATTTGCGTAGTTGTTTCTGACTAAGTTATATATTTGATTTGATATAACGCTACTGCACCAAGGCTTGAAAGAACGGGTTTGATCCCAAAGCTTCCATTTGTTAAAAATATGAACTCTTATAATCTGACAAACGTCATCGTAATCCATCCAAGCAATGGCATCCAATTGCCACTTAACTCTATTACGTTTCAGTAAATCATTGATTTCTTCAAATTTGTCTTCAAATGTATAATTCATTCCCCAATAGTGGTTGAAGATTTAATTCTGCTGCATTCCTGTTGCATCTTGCGAATTATCTCTTCGCCACTTAAAGAGTCTTCTCCTCTCGCACCTTGTCTAGATGCCCTAGCAGATTCATGCGAGGGAGGAGTCAGATCTCCAATGGTCATCCTATGGTTCTTGTCTACATCGGCTTTAAAAATATTTTTGCGCTTCAAACTTTGCACATCAATATGCTCAACGGCGTCTTCGTCATCGTCCTCGTCTTCCTCTTCGTAACGGGTTGAAGCCTTGGAAACAGCAGATGCTGCTCTATTAAATGGAGAACCGCAGCTTGGGCAAAATTTTGGCTTTGATACACTAAACTCTGCTTTCCCTCCACATTTAATACAATATTCGGTATTCATGATTAATAAAGTTTTTACTACTAATTATAGTAATAAATTCTTTAAAAATCAATTATTAATATTCTCTATCTTCTCCAAGATGTAGGCGACAACAGGATCTCTCATGATGTCTTCCTTCTCAAAACGAAGACTATGAATTCCGTGAGAACTCGCCTCTTCTGTTTGAAAGGTCTTGCATATTTTAGAAAAGCCTGTATTTCTGATATCGCTTTGGAATTCATCGCCGCATATAAATATTTTTGTGTTGGAATTGATTCTAGTAAGAATCGTTGTTAATTCTTGAATTGTGGCATTTTGCATTTCATCTGCTATGACAATTTGATTTTTCCAATCCTGCCCACGAATAAAGTTAATAGGCGCGGCATTAAGGGCTTTGTTGTCTACAAGAAGGGAGGTTTCCTTCTCATTTAGAATTTCCCCGATTTTATCCACAAGGGGTCTCATGTATGGATCGAACTTCTCATCAAGAGAACCCTTAAGGAACCCTAAGCTTTTTTGGGAGGATTCAACTACCGTTCTTAAGTAGTTTATCTTGATGTTTTTAGAATCTTCGTTAAAAAGATGAAGGGCGGCATATACTGCTAAAAAGGTTTTTGATGTTCCCGCTGGTCCGCTAAGGAAAACTATTTTTGTTTCCCTTTGGGTCATTATTTTAAAGAATTGTTGTTGTTTGGGGGTCAGTTCGATGTTGCCCAAGAGCAACCCTGTCTTAAAGTTCTTTTTACTTGACATCATGGTAATTTACACTGTTTCTTTTTGGAAAAGAAGGAAGGTTATTGTTTTATTTTTGTGCCGAAATCGTTATAATAAAGTGTAGGACTTATTATGACCTTTCTTTATGAGATAAAAGATTATCCAACTGGCTTTTTTCAAGTAATAACGCCAGAGAGCGATATAACTGGAGAAATCATTCATATAAATAAAGAAGGCCAAGTTCGATTCATCGGCGCAGATCGCGATTCTTGCGACTATCTTACCTATAAGAATACGCTTACCGACTTCTCTGAATTCCATAGAATAGAATAAAGATAGGGTTGCTTATAGATAGTATGACATGGAATAATATGAAAAGCCAAAAAATGGTGAAATTGGTAGTGTGGACCACCCCCCCGCTGTTCAAGTGAACACCTGTTCGTTCGAATATTTTAATTAACCCCACCCCCTTTGGGTGTTCAAGTGAACACGGCGCAATCGCGGTTGGCTTGGTCAAAAGAAAATGCATAAAAGGATTTGCGTATCACGTTCCATGTGGTATACTAGGACATGAACGAAAAAGAATTCTCTAACTGGACTAAGAACAAAGAAAACGAATTCGCTTGGCTGAATTCGGAAGCTACTAAGCTTGGCTACGCGGAAGGTATGCGTATGAATCATGAAGAAGAAGAAAAGGGAAATCCCTTTGCCGCTTCTTCCCTTGAATGGCATCTTTTCGAAGATGGCAAAGGTTCCGCCCTTAACGATTTCTAATAGAAAAGGGGAGGCGAAAGCCTCCCCTTTAAATAATCGAAAGAAAAAGAGAAAAAGGATTTGCGTATCAGGCGAAAATAGACTACATTACTACATGAAAGAAAACAACCAACTCCAGAAACTGAAAGACGAATTGAAAAAGCTTGATACCTATATCAGCTACATGGAAGATCGCCAAGGTTTCTGTGAAAGAAAATACAAGGAACAGTTTTGGAATCTTAAGAAAAAGATCGAAGAAACAATTGGAAAATAATCGAAAGAAAAAGCACAAAAGAAGTTGCGTATCACCTTTAATGTGGTAAATTAAAACATGAAAAAGAACCTTCAACTTGGCCAGATCGAAACCTTCGCACCTTCCACCCGCACCCTTCCCCGCACGGGTGAGGTTGTCAATACCTTCAAACAAGTTCCTAATGGAACGGAGGGAGAGGGCGTCAAGCTTTATCAATGGGTTGTAAACTCTCTCACTGGAGAGTCTGTCATCCTCCTTCCAATCGAAAAAGCGAAAGCTTTCATCGCCTAAAGGGAAAGGGGAAGCGAAAGCTTCCCCTTTAAATAATCAAAAAAGAAATTGCTTCTTCTCCATTTTTCGCCTATAATCTAGTCATGATCAAAGAAATCCTTTACTTCGCTTTTCACGCCCTTCTTTCCTATGCTGTCATCATCGCGATTGCGGCCTTTGCCCATGCTGTTTGCCATTGAAAGAAAAGAGAGAAAAGAATTTGCATCTTCTCCATTTTTCGCCTATAGTTAACCATGAACGAAAAACTTCAATACACTCTCGCCTACGGCTTCTACATCATTGGCCTCATTTTTGCCACCATTGCAATGGTTGGAATCTTTTCTTAATCAACAAAAAAAAGGTTGCATCTTACCCTTTTACCCTTATCTTACTACATGAAAGAACAAATCAAACAAGCAATCGAAGACAACAAGGAACTCTTCCTTCTCTTCAAAGGACAGGCGGTTATCCTTCTCAATACCGTAGGTGAAGACCACGTTCTCGTTTCCTTCGATGACGGTGATGAAAAGGTGATTCCCCTTGTTCAAATAGATGGAATCATCTAACGAAAGGAAAGGGGGAAGCGAAAGCTTCCCCTTTAAATGATCGAAAGAAAAGAGAGAAAGAATTTGCCAATCGAAAAGAAATAAGCTATACTAGGACATGAACGAAAAACAAATCCACAAATCATCTGCTGAAATCTGGGAAATGAACCGTCTCAAATGGGACAGAAGAAAGGCGCGTTGGGACGCTTGGAAGAAAGAGCAAGCCGAAAAGAAAGCTGCTAAGTAATCGAAAGGGAAAGAGAAAGGGGAGGCGAAAGCCTCCCCTTTTTTTTAGTTAGCACAAACCGCTTATAGTGTTCATTTGAACACGCCGCATTTACACCAGTGTTCAATTGAACACCTTTTTCCCCATTAAAAGGGTTTCGTAAGTCGTTCAACATCAATGACTTACGCATGAGCTTTTCGCGTGAAAATCGTCGTAAGTCGTTCAATATCAACGAGTTATGCGCGAAGCGCCCCGGTTTCGTCGTAACTCGTTGTGTTTCAACGAGTTACAAAGGAAAGCCTCAAAGGGCTTTTTAGGCCGCAATCGCGCCAGTGTTCAAATGAACAACACACAGCTTTTTTTAGTTAGCGCAAAACGTTTAAGGTGTTCAATTGAACATGACGCAATCGTGCCATGCAAAAAAAGAGATAAAAGAGAGAAAAGAATTTGCGCATTAGGCTAAATCTGGTATAGTTAAAACATGAAAGAAAAAAGCGGATATGTGATGGCCCTTGAAAAAGGAATTGAAGCGTGGACTGAATTCCTTGGTGGCCGTTTGGTTTTTCGAGTCAAGCGTGAGGGAAAGATTCACACTTTCTCTAGTGATTCTTCCCTTGGAAAATGGGTTGTTTCTCTTTAAAAAAGCCCTTGCTTTTAATCGTTTTACCTTTATCTTTCTACATGAACAAAGAATACTACGAAAAGAAACTCTATACGGAATTCGTGCGAACCTTCCCTAATGAAGAGGGAAACTGGCAGATTGTCAGCACAGGGGAAATAGTGACTGCCATTGAAGATGAAGACATTCAAGGTTTCCCAATTATGCTTGTTGAAACCTGCGAAGGGGAGCGTTTGTTACATGTTGATTTCAACAACGAAATCTTTGTGAAGCTTGATAAAAACAATAATCCTCTTGTCTGAAAGAAAAACACAAAAGCCCTTGCTTTTAATCCTTTTACCCTTACATTAGAACATGAACAAAATGAATCAATTCTGGAGCCTTGGAAAAACCTTTAAGAAAAGCGGAATGAAATACCGCGATCTGATCAACGAAAGCGGAAACGTTTTCATGACGCTGAAAGCAAAAAATGCCCTTTGGGTGGTGGACGGTTACAATGCCCGTCTTCGAAACAAGATCGAAAGGGAAGACCTTGAGAGGCAAGAGGCTGAGAGGGAAAACCTCGCCTATGGCGAGGCGGTCATGACCGCAATGGATGTCTGGTAAATCGAAAAAATAACAAAGGAAAAAGGGGAGGCGAAAGCCTCCTCTTTTTTTTAGTTAGCGCAAAATGGTTTTGGTGTTCAATTGAACAGCTTTTTTTCGTTTAAAAAGGAGTCGTAAGTCGTTGATACTTAACGAGTTACGAGGGAGCCGCCCCGCCCCCGTCGTAACTCGTTGAAAATGAACGAGTTACAACATAATCAATTCAAGAGGTGTGCCAATGTCAACACCTTTTTTTCGGTGTTCAAATGGACATGGCGCAATCGCGTATAGATAAAAAAGGAAAAGAAAAGAAGAAATGCCCTTGCGCTTTTTCGGGAATATGGTATAATTAAAACATGAAAGAACAAAACGGTTATCTGGTGGCGCTTGAAAAAGGTTTCGATGCATGGAGTGAATTTTCGATGGGAAGGCTCCGTTTCCGCGTCAAGCACGATGGCAAGATTCACACCTTTTCGAATGATTCTTCCCTCCTCTCTTGGATCAATTCCCTCTAATAAAAACAGCAAAAAGAATTTGCTTTTAATCGAATCGCGCCTATAGTCTCAACATGACAATCAAAGAAGTTCAGCTTGCCCTTTCCATCTTCTCTTCAGACTCTAGTGAGGAGGCGAAGGTGGTCCTTTTGATCGACGGCAAAGAAATTCAAATCAATTCAATCTATCTTGATTGCAAAGAAGGAAAGGTGGAAATCGTTGGAGAATGAGCAGAACAAGCAAACGCCCCTACACAAAGTCTAAACGTTTCGATAAAACTTGCCGAAACAATGGATCTTGCCCATACTGTAAAAACAATCGTCTTCATAATTTCCATAGAGAAGGGCAAAGAGCGATGGATCAAATCAAAGAACAAGAAATTCCACAACCACCAGAGCCACCAGAAAAACCAGAAGGCCCGTTGGCCGAAGGGTTTTAATCCTATTTGGCCACGCTCAAATGAACTTCGCCCCTTTTGCTATTTGGCCGCGTTCAAATGATCTTGTTCGTTAAAAACCTCTTGCTTTTCTTTCCTTCCTCCATTATACTATTAACATGATTAAAGACATTCTAGATTTGGCGCTGGCCTTTGTTGTTGGTTCTTTTGTTATGATTTGTGCGGCTTGGTTTGCTCATGTCATTTGTCATTAAAAATTCGTTAAGCTTAAATATGAAAAAAGAATGGTTTTACTTCTGGAACCCGCTTATGGGTTGCGTCTGGTATAGTGACTATAATGAGGCCGTCGCCGCTCGCCGAGCCTATGAGTTGGCGGGGCATAAGGTGGGGCCGATCTTGCAAAAGAGCTAAAAAACCCCTCGTAAGTCGCTGATTTTAAACGACTTATGAGGAGCGGCCCCCGGCCCCGCCGTAACTCGTTGAGAATCAACGACTTATGAAAAGCCCAATCAAAGGGATTTATTGACTATTTTGCAAAAATCGGGCATTTTTGACTTGCCTTTCCCCTTTCTTGGGTTACATTACTTCATGAAAGAATTCCTTTGTAATTTCATTCTGTCTGCCAAGGGTGGGCATGTTTATCTTGGCCACGGTTACGAGTATACTTTTAGCGAAATTACTGAAATAGTTTTTGGCTTCTTTTCTTAAATAAAACACTTGATCTTTTCCGCAAATAACCTATTGTTCCCTATGAACGAAATCATCAAAGCCGAACTGAACGAATACATCGATTACCTTGATTCCCTCGACTATCCCGAACAGGATGACGCACGGTGGGAAGCGATGGCAGAAGAACACGAAAACATTCAATACGGCATGGCCGTGATGGGAGCCTAAAACACACAAAAGAACATGAGATTCCTTGCCTTTTTCCTTGCCGTTAGCTTTCTTATCTATCAAGAGATTAAAAGCTTTTATCCTAAAGACTTCACCGAACAGGTCTTCGAAGAGACAACCGTTGATCCCCAACCTTTGGAGAATTACCCTAAAGAGAGATCCTTTGTGCCAATTCTCCCTTTGGAAAAGAAAGAAGATGATGAACTCATTTCTTTAATTAAAGGATTCGAAAGCTTTAGCCCCACGGTCTACAAATGCCAAGGTGGAGTTGATACCATTGGATATGGCATTACTGATCCAGAGGTTGTAAAAAGGGGAATCCTCACAGAGGAAGAGGCTTCCGAAATTCTCAAAGAAGAAATAAACGTTCATCTTTCTTATGTGGATTCTTTTGTAAAGAAACCAATAACAGAACAACAAAGGAATGCCCTAGCTTCTTTCTCTTTTAATTGCGGAGATGGAAGTCTAAAGAAAATCGCAGCTAGAATTAATAGTGGCAAAATGAAGGAAGCAGGTGAAGCAATCCTCTTGTATGTCTATGCTAAAGGAAAACCGTCCAATGGTTTGAAAAAGCGTAGAGAGATAGAATATCAAATGTTTAATAGTTAAAATATAAAATGGAACCTAAATTCATCGCAATGGGCGTTGCCTTCTTTCTCTTGCTTGCCTTACTCGCACCAAGCAAAGAAGAGCAAAAACAACAAAGCACAAAAGAGTTAAAGTCTATCTATTCAAAGATGGATAACGGAAAACAACTCACCAACTCAGAAGAGCAAAGAATTGATGACATAATCAACTGGTGCGATGAGTGCAACAACACGCGCCGACTGTGCAAGCATAGTAAATAAAGCTCTTCGTAAGTCGCTGGTTTTCAACGACTTACGGGGCGCGGCCCCGCCACCCGTCGTAACTCGTTAAGGCTTAACGACTTACAAACAATTTGGCATCACGCGATTGCGCCATGCGAAAAAAGACAGAAAAAGATTTGCGTTCTTCCTTTGGTATGGTATAGTTGAGCATGAAGATTGAAGAAGGAACGGAAGTTGTGTTCAAAGGAAAATGGTGGATCGTGCAAGAATTTTGCGCATCTTATGATGGTCTTGCTGCTTTTGATGAGGTGGTAATTGCTGATGAAGATGGAGATGAGCAAGTTGTTTTCATTAATCAAATTGATTCAGTTCTTGCTTGACAAGCGCAAAAATCCTGATATAGTAACAGCATGAGAAAGAGATCATTCTTCAAAGACCTTCAAGAGAAACTCTACAGCAACCGGGGGCCAATGGTCTGGGAGACAACGGATGGAAAAGTGTTTGATCTCGCAGAGGATGCGGTTCGTCACGCCGTTAATAATAAGCTTCGAATCAAAACCTACCACAAGGAACTCTAATATAATGGTATGAGAAAGAGACCGAAAAGATCGATATGGTGGAAATGCTTCAATAGGTTTCGCTATTGGTTCCTCGACCTACGCGATGCCAAAAAAAACGCTGATGCGTGCTACTCTGCGCGATACCTGCTTGATGAGCTAAACCACGATCAAGGCATTCGACTTATCGCAGAGCAGACAGGTTATCCAGAGGGCGTCGTCGTTGCTGCTCTGAAGAACATCTACGGCAAGGATTTTAAAAAGGAACGATAGCTCAGTGGTTAGAGCAGGTGACTCATAATCACTTGGTCGAGGGTTCGAATCCCTCTCGTTCCACCTACATAACTCATTGAAAATAAACGACTTACGAGGCGCGGCCCCGCCGCTCGCCGCAACTCGTTGAGAATCAACGAATTAGACTATACGCAATCGCGCCATATAAAATAAAGAAGAAAAGAGTTGAACCTTTCCTTTCTTCTGTTACATTACTCCATGAACAACGACCTATTCGAAGAAATCGAAAACACCGCTGAATGCCTTTTCGAAAAAGAAGAAGCAGATCGCGACTACGATACTGTTGCGAAAGAAATCGCTTCACGCTATCCCGGTTCCTCTTTGAGCAGTATTCGTCTTCAACTTGAATACATCGTTTCTGATATTGAAAACCTCGCCGCCTAATACCATGCAAACCGAACAAGAAATTAAACTCTCATATCATCGCCTAAAACACGGTAGCCTCTATGATCGTGGCTCCGCTGATGCATACTACTGGCGTGATGCCGATCCTCACTATTACCCCAACGGAACCTACAATCCTCCCCGCATTGGAAAAGAGGAATTGTCCAAAGAACAAATTGAGGAATACATGTTCGCCTATAACAACGAAACCGACAGAAAGGAATACCAATAACATGGACGAAGACCAGTATATCGAAAGCTATTGGGAGGCCGATATGTTTGGCAATCCCTACTTGCAACCCGATCAAGAAGAAGATGATTCTTTTTATCGAAGTATGGATAGCGAAGAAGAAGAGGCAGAAGAACAAGAAGAAAGCCACCAAGAAGAATTCGGCTTTTCAGAATACAACGACTATTAAAATATGATATACGAAGATCCTAATTTGCTTATAAACATTATTGGAGGAATTTGTGGGGCTGTTTTGATTGCCTGTTTATTGATTAGCCAATACGGTCATTAAATTTAAAAGCTCCTAAGTCGTTAAGTGTCAGCGACTTACGGGGCGCGGCCCCGCGCTCCCTCGTAACTCCTTGATCTTCAGTCACTTATGAATGAAGAAAAAGAATGTAATTGTCTGCTTTTCCTCTTGCACCTTTCTCTTTTTCGATTACATTACTTCATGATTAAAGAAATACCTAACCTTTCCTCTCTCCCTTCTATCGCTTTTAATCTTGGAGGGCGTTACAATTCACTTGGTCAAAAGTGTGCCGCCGCAGAGATTTATCCCGGTCTTGTCTATTTTGTGGACATAGCAAGAGGACTAGATTACTTCTTTTATTGCGATTTTTCGATTCCAGCAATTAGACAGGCTTATCTTCATAATAATTCTGTTTTTGTGCCTTACATGGAAGGACAGATGCAACTTAGAATAGAACTCGAAAGGCTTGCAGAAACAGCGCCAGCAATTTGTGTGGATGGAAGATCTTACTGAATAATGTATGAAAAAAACACGCTACGTTTGGATTGTCGAAAAAGGAACGGATACAAGCCCTTATTGGGAAAGAGTTTACGCTTCAGATAACGAAGAGTGGGCCGAACAAGAATTCCACTTCAGAATTTCAGATCTACCAAAAGAAGAATACAGGTTGATGAAAAGGGAAATCCTCTGTCATTATAAACCCTCTTAGCTCATAACTCCTTAAGGTTCAACCCCTTATGGGGCGCGGCCCTGCCGCCCTTCGTAACTCCTTGAGAATCAACGACTTAGCCCATACGCAATCGCGCCATGTAAAAAAAAGAAGAAAGGTGTTGCATCCCCCCAAAAATGCATTACATTACTCTTGTCGAAAGGATAAACAAATAACCGAAAGACCAAATATGAAAGACCAATTAGATGCTACTGATAAACTGTATGTTGCCTCGCGTATTCTCTTGGGGCAAGAGGCTATTGCCGAATTCAACTACGAAGACAAATTCGGATACGTTACCCACCGTCGCGTAAAGGTTGATTCGGTTACTACCGATAAACACGGGAACTTCATCTGGTATAGCTATTCGGATGGAGGTGGTCACGGTGGTGGTCATCGCGCCTTCAACGCTGAACGTATAAACGGATTCCGCTTTGTTCGCAAGTAATGGGTAAAGGGGCGCGGTCTAGGTGAGGCCGCGCCCCAACTGTTTTATATCATGAAAAAACGAGTTTACTTTAATTTGCACAAACGCCTTTTCTCTGTTCAAGAGAAGGTGAATGGCCAATGGAAGGTTGTTGGTCACACAGATGACATCACGCTTTACAACGTTACCTTTAAGGTAAGCGAGGCAGGGCGGCAAAGGGTTCTTAAAGAGAAGCGAAAAAATGTCCACGGTTATGTTGAGGGATACTCATCCGATTACGAAGGGTCATTGACTACGCAGATTCGATATAATCCCTATAAATACGATTCGTTTGTTGATGAATCAGATGGCAAAGTTTATTCGTCAAGATTTGCTAAACTTCAATTAATCAATGGGAGACCTCAAATTTCAGCCGCTTTATAATTTAGAAATATTCTTATAAGATATTCATGAAGTGCGTGTAATATCTTATGTATGAATATAGATTTAAGTTATATAGCTGGATTTTTCGATGCAGATGGTAGCGTTGGAATTTATGATAGAGGAAAAAATTACCAAGTAAATGTCGCTATCGCAAATAGCGGGAAACAGGGAGAAGAAATTTGTCTTCATTTGCAATCAAAATTTAAAGGGTGTTTAAGTTTTCAAAAAGCAAAACAGAAAACACATAGAAACTCTTTTTGGTGGAAATTAAATGGAGCCGATTCTTGTCTGAATTTTTTAGAAGCAATTGAGCCTTATCTTATCATTAAAAAGAAACAAGCCCAACTTTGCATAGAATTCATCAAGAAAAGAAAAACATTTAAAAGATACATGTCTGAAGAAGAAAAGGAAGTGCTGTGGAACTTGGCAGCACAATGCAAGGCAGAAAAATACTTAGACCTTAGAGACTGGACAAAAGAATAAAATGATCGCAACTATCATTTATCCAAAGGAACTCGCTTTTCCTTTTAACATTGCCTGTATTGGTGAATGCAATCAAGCCAATAAGATGAAATTTGCCGAAAGGGTAACAGAATGTCTTATGGGAGATGGATGGGAAACGGAAACAACAGTTTCCAAAAACCTAGAAGTTAGACCAATGAGATTTGGGGATATGATACTGTTCCCTGATGGGGAAACGTGGGCGGTAGGAAAGGATGATTTCTTTCTTTTAGATAGAAGGAAAATGATTGACTTTCAAATTTCTCCAAGTTATTCCCACAACTAAATCCACCTCGTAAGTCGTTGAGGTTCAGCGACTTACGGGGCGCGGCCCCGCCCCGGCGCGTAACTCGTTGACACTTAACCACTTACAACAAAATCATCTTTTCTTTCAAAAGGCTGTTGACATTTTCAGAAGGTGTGTTATATTACCCCATGCAGAACATTGAAGATCATGCTGGCCGCTTTTGCGGATTCACCACCAAAACTCAAAAGCGCATCCATTGCGCCAAAGTTTATCGCATTACTCCTCGCTATGTAAAGATCGAGGATCGTAATGACGGTAAGACCTACAAATATAATCGGAATTCGATTTTGGATTGTCGGTTCTAATTAAGGTTTTCCAACAAAGAGTTTCTCCGTTTTGCTCAGTTGGAATAATATAAACGGAACTTTTTAAATCGCAATTCGTAACTCTTTGAATATCAAGGACTTACGGAGCGCGGCGGGGCCGCGCCTCATAACTCGTTTACTTTCAACGACTTATATCATTTTCCTGTTTTGGGCAATTTTCTTGAACAAGAAAAACACTTTTTTGAAGAAACAGGTTGCATAATTCAAGAAATGCATTAAATTAACCATGTAGCGGATAGCAAGCGATCCGTGAATCACCGATAAATCTCGCGAAGCAAATCTATTAGTAGGGGTTATTCCCGAACAAAAAATATCCGCAAGGGTTGGAAATGCCTGTAAGCTGATTAATTATCTGAAACGGTGAGGGTTGGAAATGATAAACGCCAACACAAAATCTCTTGACAAAATCCTCTTCTTACATTACATTATCCCATGAAAAAAAGCACCCTTCTTCTCTTGGTTAACGAAAGCCTTACTTTTCGCAACTGGATGGCGAATAAACTTATCACTCATTTGGATTACCCCATGCCATCCGCAACTATTGTAAGCCTGTTGGAGGAAAGCCGCACTTTCCAAGATTGGGCCATTGATCAGTTCGTAGACGGCGACGGCAAAATTATCATCAACAATAGCTTTGAAAGCCTCATCAACATCACTCTTAATGCAGTGAAAGATAGTCTGCGTCGTGGGAACAAAATTGAAGCCATCAAAGGTTTGCGCGATGCCTCTAAGGATGAGCAAATTCGTAAAGCCTTGCTGAAGGAGTTTTCCACTTTTGTTCTTGATTGTAGACGTAAGGGAGATGACATCGTTTATAAAAACTACTTCTCAGATACGGAACATTTCACCTTGAAATTCTCCCGCGACTTGGTGGAACACATCCAAGACTATACCGAACCCTTTTAATTTAAAACCTCGTAACTCGCTTAAAATCAACGAGTTACGAGGCAGGGCGGGGCCGCGAGTCATAACTCGCTAATAATCAACGACTTACAACAGAAGCGATTCAAGATCCATGCCAACCGCATGGATTTTTTTTGCAATAGGGTGTAAAATAAATTGCCTCTTTTCTTTGACATTTAGAAGAACATGGTTTAATGTTGAACATATGAATGACGAACTATTCCACAACGAATCCCTCCTTGACATCCTTGACGACATCGCCTCTTTTCGCGGAGACTACCGTTTCGGTAGCAGTCACTCCCGCTTTGATCGCGAACGCGACGAAGACGAAGACAATCAAGAAAATATCGAATCTGATCTCTTTTCTTTTGACAAATAAGATAAATCGTGCTACATTACCTCTCGTTAATCTAACCTAACCAAAAAAAACATATGATCGTTATCGGAAAAAACCACGTTACCGCTGAACAACTCTTGAACGTTGTCACTCCTCCAGAAACTGAGTCCTTCAAGCCCCTCCCTCACCACATTTTGGTGGAATACACTCGCGAGGCTTTGAACGATGCTGGTTTCCAGATCGTGGAAGAGGACCACGTTGTCGCCAAGGACGGTTTGCGCTACTTCGGCGGATTCGCCCTGTCTCACACTTCCCTTTCTGGTGATCGTCGCCAGATCGTTTGCGGTGTTCGCAATGCCAACGATTTC